CTAAAGTATAGCACTTCAAGTGGTTTAAGAGTAGGTGGCGGCGGTACAAGCAAAATCATAGGTTTTTACCCCGAGGCAGCCGATAACACGGCAGGTATGCGGCTTTCAAATCAAGCAGAAGCCATTAGCACTGACTACAGTATATTTTCTTTACAGAATAATTCTGCTATCAGCTATACGAAAAATGCAGCCTTGCAAGTTGGAAACTTTAAGATATTAGAAGTTGACAGAAATAACAATAATGTAACTATAAAGGCAGACAGTAATGGGCAGATACTATTCACGCCGAACAACCTAGCCAGCAACACAAGCAGCATTGATAGCAATGGTAACTTTTATATATCACAGGGCTTAACGGTTGGCTCAACGTTAAATACTGACAGGTATAACGGCTTGATTCGAGCTGGGAACAATGAAAACTGCCTTTACTTTGCGGGAACAGCGGAAAATACTCACTTCGTAGCGCCAAATACAGGGGATAGCGTTAATTATCAATCCAATGCGAACTGCTATCTAATTAACTGTTCGGTCAACAACCCTTCGAGCTTAAAGATGAATTTTTCACCCATGAACTTCAAAGCGACCTTAACAGATTACCCTCATATGTGGAAGACGTTAACCATTTGGTTACCTGTGGGGGCTACTGTTCCGGCGGTAACTTGGACGTTCCCGACGGGTAGCGCAGTCTACTACCCTAAAGGTGTTGCGCCGACTTTAACGGCAAATGCGAACAATATAATTAATATTATAGCAATAATGAATTATACAGGCAGCTTTTCAATTCAGGTATGCGACACAGTAGTCCTGCCGTATAGCGGTTAAGAAAGGGGTTTGAAAATGGATAAAAAAACAGTATACAGATACAAAGGGACCGACTACACCAGCATTAACGCGTTGCGGCGAGCTATGCCGAATGTATCACTTCCAAACACATTGACAGATGAACAGTGTAGCGCGTTAAATATATTAAAATTAGAATTAAATTACAGTACGGATGAAGCCCGAGCTATACGCATTAGCCAGCTATACCAAGAATATCAGTCCGAATTAATAGCCCCCACAAAATACGAAGTCAACGGTAAGACTTACTACATTGACAGGGACACAGACAACATTATTAAATTTAATTCGGCGCATGAAGTCGCAAAAATGAAAGGCGATAACCTTTTTAGGGCAAAAAATGAAGCGGGAGAATATGAGCTTGTAACGTTAACGGTAGGCGACTTTGAAAGCATTTTATTAAAATCCGCCTTGCTGCAACAATCCGCGTACAACCGCTTCAAGCAAGCACGGGACGCGGTAAACAAATATAAACGTGCAGACAAGATTTTTTCAGTTGAATTTTAAAAAAGTGTGTTATAATTTTAAAAACTTAATTAATCACAGAATAATCGCTACAGTTTACCAAGCTGACAGTCTTTCTGTTTTTGAATTTATTTTTCCTAACTTATAACCAAAAAGCAGAAAAGCAAAAAAGCAGGGCTTTTGCCCTGTTTTTTTATTTTGCAATTTTTCAAAAAAAATACTTGACAACAGGACGAAGGGGGGCTATAATATAGACAAGAGGTAAGGAAAAATAAAAAAATAAAGGGGGCAATATAGACTGCGAATATCTTGATATGCGTTACCCGAAAGTTGAAGAAGCAGACGAGGAATAAAATGCAAGATAGTAACGCTGTTGTAAAAAAAGATATACTGCATTGTTATAAATGGCAAGATACAAGAAAAGTTAGATTTTGATAGCATGGAAATAGCAAAAGACTACATAAAACTTTTTAGTTTGAAATACCGCCAAGAAAACACGATTGCTATTCGTGAAATATACCGAATAACTACAGATATCATTATAAGAGAGGTTTACCAGAATGTGGATTAAAGATAAAGTAAATGACTGTTATAAAATGTCACATAGCCATTTAATCACGATAGAAAAAGTGAACCGACACTACATATTATATTTTCGAGATAGAATGATAAAATCTTTTCCGACCTTGACGGCGGCAAAGCAGTACGGGGATTTTTTTCAACTAGATTCACATACCCGGTACGCGATTTATTTAATTCATAATTTTGGAAATTGCACAGGCAACAATTTAGGCTACTACACTGGAACAATAGGACTTCAAGGCGATATATATGTACCGGGACACGTTCCAACAATCAATAGAGAAGTTAAGCTTTATAAAACGTTTGCAAGGGCGAAACAAGGCGCACAGGCGATATATAACAAGTGCGGCTATGTGCAAAAATTTGAAATTCATACAGTAGAAATTCGTGCCAACGATAAAAAGGAAATAGTAACAGTAAGGGGACTGCCATAAAGGAGTGAAAAAATATGACAAATATAAAATATAGCAAGAGATTTAAATTAAGAAATGGGGAAAGAGTAGATTTTTGCCCTGAATGTGATTATCACATCACGGACACGGTGAATAACAGCGATTCTGTTTACTGCCCAAAATGTGGGCAGCAGATACAGCTTTTTAAGCCCGCATTATGCCCGAAAGATTGCGATTTTTTAAAAAAACATCAGTATTTAGGCAAGTTTTTTTGTCTTGCCTATAAAGACGGCGAAAAAGAATTAAAGAGAGATATTGAAGGTAACCCCATAATGATTAACGGCTGCGCGGGGGAGATATGAGGACTATGAATATTTAACAGGAGAATAACCATGAAAAAATATAAAGTAAAATTAATTGAAACATATGCTTTTGACTTTGAAGTAGAAGCAAACAACAGAGTAGAAGCGGAAGAAAAAGCCAAAGAATATGTCGACAAGTATCAAGCTGATAAATTCTTTGAATGTGCTACTAATAGGGTATTTAAAATTATTCCCACAATAGAAGGTGATAAAGAATGAAATTAAAAGCTTATGGATGGGACGACGAAGATTATGACGAAAGTCATGTAGTTTGGGCGGCTACACCGGGAAAAGCTAAAGCGTTACTTGCTTCCGAACATGATAGAGAATTTACAGAAATGCGGGTTTACCGTGTTCCGTGGGCTGATAAATATGGAGCCAGTAAAATAATACCAGCAAAAGAATTTTTAAGTAATGGCTGGGAGCTGAATTGCACAAACTGCGGGAAAGTTGTTCGTAATGGTACAGCAACAGTTTTAGACGAAGTAGAGATACTATGTGACGAGTGCGCGAAAGATTGGAGCGAGGAAAAATGAAGATAGAAGATTTAAAAGTAGGCAGAGTATATAGAGCTAAATGCCCTAGAGTTGTACACACATTGGGCGGCAGCTATATCAATGATAGGCAGATACTCTATATATCGCCATTTGATGAAACTATTCAGTACGATAGCCCTAAAGTCGGTTTTGGGTCAAGATATCCAGTGATATCTGTTGAAAAATTTCTAAAATGGGCAGCTAAAGATATAACAGATAGCTTGCCGCCTAACGAATGGGAAAATATAAGAGGTGCAAAAATGGAAAGTACATATATGACTTTAGAAAAATATGCAGCGACCTTGAAAGTCGGTGATGAAGTTACTATAGAATATCATTCAATGGCTGGCGATAGGCAGACAATAGAAAAAATTTTAAAAATTACCAAAAGCGGGACGATTTATTTAAGAAGCACAAATTGCAAGGACGCCATAAGATTTAGAAAAAATGGGCAATGGCTTGACAATTTTGGTTATCAGGGTGGATTAATTAGCGGATACAGTTTAAAAAATCCATATAAAAATCCATTTGACTTTACACGGGTAAAAGTATAGGGGAGGATAAAAAATGAAATATAAAAAGAAACCAGTAGCTATAGAAGCATTTCAATTTGATGGGGATTTAAAAGGAAGTGATGGTAAATATTATGTGCCAGAGTGGGCGGTCAAAGCATTTGAAGAAGGAATTTTGTACTTTGATGCTTTGACTCCAGATACTCCACCTATTGAACTGTTCATTAAAACTCTTGAAGGCACAATGCATGCTCCAGTCGGAAGTTATGTTATACAAGGAGTACGTGGAGAAATTTACTGCTGTAAAGAAGATATCTTCCTTGAAACTTATGAGCCTGTATTGGAGCGTGAATAAAAATATGGAAATTATAAAAAATATAACAGAAGTTAGTGATGTCTATTTTAATGTTGATAAATGGAACTCATATGATGGATATTGTATTGAAACAGATTCAAGACAATTATATTTTGTCATAAATAATGGACAAGATTGTTGTGAAAATTGGGGCTATTTATCTAGTGAAGACGATTTTGGAAGCTTTATTGGCAGTGAATTAAAAAATGTTTATGTTACCGATACTAAGTTGGGGACAATAGTATCAAACATGAAAGAAGATCTAGATGCTGGATCAGCTATGTTTATTAATGTTGAAACGACTAGAGGCTTGTTACAATTTGCTGCATATAATGAACACAACGGATATTACGGTCATGATGTACTATTGGTATCAAAATATGATGACAAGACCGTTATTGAGGCTGACGACGTATTGTGACAATGAAACATATATTATAATTTAAGGAGTTATGATAGATTATGAAATTAATAGATAAAGACGCTTTAAGCATGGAACTAATGAATGAAGTGTTAAACGCTTATGCAAAGGCTGATTTTCGTTTTGCTCATGCGTTAAACGTTTTTCAAGGTTTAATAGACAAAGCCCCTACAGTAGAAGAACGCAAGCACGGGCATTGGGAAGATATTGATTTAGATACGAGCGTATGCAGTGTTTGCAAAAAACCGCAAGAATACGAAACAAAATACTGCCCGGAGTGCGGGGCTAAAATGGACGGTGATAATAATGTTAAGTAAATATATCCAATATTTTTTAGATGAAAATAATTTAGAAATAGGCGAAGAATTTATGCTGACAAATGAAAATGGCAGACATATACATCCAGACAAAACATTTTTCTTTAACGGTAATCCAACCTCGTCAAGAGATATTTTAATATCTAAAGATGAAGAAAGATTTTGCCCGAATATATTATAAAGAATATTCAAGACGTTTTAACGTATGGGAAGTAGCAAGGATATAAACAATGAAAAGTGATGTAGTATTAAGAATAGAAAAAGCGTTAAAAGAATATACCCCGTCAAAGATTGACGGGGTTAGAATTGCTACAGCACGCGGAATATTAACCGCGTATGAAATAGCCGTTTTAAACGGATTGAGTGAAGCTGGGAAGGTAGATTGTATAAAAGTTTGTGAAAGCTTTATGCTGCCGCCTATAACCTGCGGGATAACTAATCCGGAAGAACATTATATTACTTGTGAAAAAAAGAACTACAGGGGCGATGTTATAAAGACTTTTAAGGCTTTTGATTTACCTACCGAATTAATTACTATGTGCTTCGAGATAAAAAGCACTGTAAGCGATTTTAAAAGCCCTAACGGGCATAACTTGGTGGGTGATGTTAACTACTACGTTGTGCCGTCAGACACGTTCAAGCAGCTTGAAAAGCTGGGGCTAGTCGACGAAGTGCCGCCACATATCGGCTTTATCACTGCACACGAAGGACGCTACAGTAAATTAAGGCTGATTACAAAAAAGCAGCAACGAAGGTTACACCTGCTGTTGATAAATATATGCTGGCATGGTCAGCAGTGAAAGGGCGGTATATAAATAGCAGCGTCAGCAATAAGAAAGTAAATTCGGCGGCAATAGTAGAATGTAAAGGTTTTAAAGTGCGAGAACGTCAAATTTAAGTTATAAGCCGTTTA